TTATCGCGCAATACACGGTGAGCAGAATATCAGGGCTAAGGTTGAATGCGTTGACGGGGATATGTGCAATACCGACCCTAACAACTGGATTATTAAGCGGTCAGCCAGGGCGCGTGTCCACTCTGTTCAAGAGGCTGACGGGATACGCTTCTACTTCAAGCCAGATGGGTACTATAAGGCAGATCACAGAAAATATAGAGGTATCACCATGCACCGCTATGTTTGGCAAAAACATAATGGCAGCATCCCAGACGGAATGCACGTCCACCACATTGACGGCGACAAATCGAACAATCGCATCGAGAATCTTGAGCTGCTTACAGCAAGTGACCACAGCAAGCACCATTCTGGCACGAATGCTTGGGTTGGCAGTGATGCAAACAAACGGCAAATTATCGCTGCTGGTGAACTGGCTAAAGCATGGCACTCTAGCCCAGAGGGTTTGGCTTGGCATTCTGAACACGGGAAGAAGACATGGGGAAACAGGACAAAAACAACAAAGCAATGTTGTGAGTGCGGAAAAGATTACGAGACATACTGCCCAGCAATATCGAAGTTCTGCCATCAAAATTGCAAAGCTACGGCGCTTAGGCGGCGCAGACGCAACGAGGCCAGTTTATGACTTGACTGTAGATCACCATCATTGCTATATAGCTAACGGTGTTTTGGTCAGCAACTGCGATGCTGCTAGATATTTGGCATTAGTAGCGGACCAGCTTACAAATGATAGTAATATCGCAAAACCGATAAAATACAAACAGGGACGATATATAGCATAATGTTGTACATAATATATAATACATAACAGGGGCGCGTTATGAAAATGCTTAAGATTAACGGTGAGAACGAAACAGTCATGATAGCCCTTGAATCTGTCAGATATTTTACAGTAGGGCATGTTTCAGTGCTTGATTCGCCTGGCATTGGCGGCGAAATTAAAGTTGTGATGCAGCCGGTTAAATCAATACAATCAGAATATGTCGGCGAGCAATTTGTTTTTGATTATCAAGAGGTCAAAGTGTGGGGATTTGCTACGTTTGATTTAGCTAAAGATGCTGTAACGGTAGTTGATGTTTAGAGCTGCTACGGCAAAAAGAGCAGGCGGCCAGCCATTATATTCACGGTCAACTTGGCAGCGAGCGTGTTGCAGCAATGCGCGAATACTATCGGATGCCGTATGGCAACGAAGAGGACGGCTGGAGCCAGATTGTTGCCTCGGACGTTTCTGATTCGGTAGAGTGGATGCTGCCTGCGCTACTAAAAACATTTACATCAACTGATAAAGCTGTTTCATTTGAGCCAACTACTGCGGCAGATGTTAAAGGAGCTGATCAAGCGACTGATGCATGTAATTATGTATTCTACAAGCAAAACAATGGTTTTTTGATATTGTATACAGCACTCAAAGATATGCTGACGGTTAAAAATTGCGCTGTGATGTGGCGCAAAGAAGACTCGGAAACAGTATCGAGCATGCCATTCCAAGGCGCTACTGAAGAAATGATTGCAATGATGTTGCAGGATTCGGAAGATAGCGAGATCGAATCAGCTACGCCAAGCCAGATGGTAGGCCCAGACGGTCAGCCGCAACTTGATGAGATGGGGCAGCCAATTACGGTTTATAACGGGCGGATTAAAAAGACTGAGAAGCGGTCGATTGTCAAAGTGGAGGCATTTAGTCCAGAGGATTTACTGGTAGATCGTGAGTGGACTTCGCCATTGCTGGCTGACTGCCCTTATGTTGCAAGGCTAATTCGTGTGACACTCTCAGATTTAAAAATGATGGGATACGACTGTGACGCGGATGATTTACGCGCTAGTGACCACGGTGATTTGTCAAACGAGATAACACGGGTTAATAAACTAGAAAATTCGCAAATTCCAGATTATGGCGATACCAGAAATAACGATGATGATTCTATGGCTACGGGCTGGCTACGCATGGAATATGTGCTGGCTGATTATGATGGCGATGGGGTAGCAGAGCGGCTTTGTGTTTATCGCTTGGAAGAAAAGATACTTAAGCAAGAAGTTGTAAGCCATGTTCCTATCGCTACATCAAGCCCAATCCTGAACCCGCACCGATGGGATGGCATGAGCATTGCAGATGCGGTATCTGATCTGCAAAAGCTCCACACCGAACTGTTGCGGCAAACTTTAAACAATCTTTACTTAACCAACAATCCACGTACAAAAGTATTGACTGATGCGAACTGGTCGCCGATGGCCAATATTGACGATTTGTTAGACTCCAGGGCTGGCGGAGTAATCAGGCAAAGGGATATTAATGCTGTAACGGAACAAGTTACATCATTTGCGGCAGGAGCATCTATGCCGATGTTAGAATATGTCCAGTCAATGCGCGAAAATCGTACAGGCGTAAGCAGGACAAGCCAAGGTCTGAATCCTGACAGCATGAATAATACTGCAACTGGTCGGCAAATGGACATGAGTGCGGCAATGCAGCGAGTTGAGCTAATTGCCAGAATTATTGCCGAAACATTAGTTAAGCCAATATTTCAGGGCATTCTAAAGGTGCTGACCGATGGCGACATGCAGAAAATGTGCTTTAGGTTGCGCGATGAATTTGTTGAGTATGATCCGAATGAATGGCGCGATCAGTACGACATGACAATAAATGTTGGTCTTGGTACAGGTGATGTCCAGCAAAAAGCGGCGCAACTGTTAATGATTGCTCAATTGCAGGAAAAAGGGCTTGCGGTTGGTCTGGCAACTCCTACGCACCTATACCACACTGGCGCAAAAATCATTGAAAACGCTGGGTTTAAAGACGTGCAAAACTTTTTGCAAGACCCGAGTAAAGCTCCACCACAAGAGCCGCAAGTTCCATTGCCAATACAAATTGAGCAATTAAAAATTCAGGCTGACGCACAAAAACATCAAGCTGAGAGACAATCAGACATTCAAAAATTCCAAGCTGAAACAGAAATGACACGTGAGCTTGAGCAAATTAAAGCTAATGCAAAAATACAGGAAATACAAGCGAGCCTTGAATTGCAGGCTGCAAATGATGCGAGGGACTCGGAACGCGAACAGAACAAAGCAATAATGGATGCTCAACTTTCTCAACAACAATTGGACTTTGACAAGTGGAAAGTTGAATTTGAGGCGCAAACTAAAATTTATATTGAAGAGATGAAAATGCGAGGAGCAACATCGGAAGATGAGGATATGCAAGAGCAAAACGGGATGGCTGATGTATTGCGAGGGCTGGAGATGTTACAAGCATCAATTGCTCAAATGTCTGGGCCTAAGCGCATTGTACGTGGGCCAGACGGCAGGGCGATTGGTATTGAGCAAGAGTAAGTCAAACACATTTGAAAACGATCTGCTGGCACAGGGGCGAATGTCATCGAGGCAACCGCTTCGGCGGCTGGATATTCGACCGCTACAATGATTAGTGGTGCGACGGCTGAATCGGATGCAGCGGCAAGTGGGCATGCAACGGCTAACGCTGTTGGAGCTGATGTGGCGTTGCCTGAGACTGCAAGCACATTCAGCCAGGAAGTCGAATTTCGCAAGTATTACATGCGAAAAGGTAAGAAGATATTATTATTTGACAGCGTTGAAGATGCTGAAGATTATGTCAAAGCTGAAGCGCGGGCAAATGAAGCGATTGCAAAAGCGCATAAAACATCACGGCTAGCCCGTAAAAGACTGCGGACTCGTATTATTGCTGACGCATTGCCAAAGCAGGAAATTGATACTGATTGGCTGGCAGAGATGATGCATCGATTCGCCATTAATTTTGATTTGCCCGCACTGCTTGAAAAACAGGATTATAATCAGGTTGTGAAGATTCATGCGATGGCAAAATCCATGCAGGATGATGAGGATGATGTAACTGTATTATTGCAGCCTGACGATATGTCTCATATTATTGCAGAATTGCGTAACTTGCATGCAATCGTTGCTAATCGGATGCGTATTCGTTGAAATGATTTATGTATTATAAGCAAGATAGAATGTTGTTAACGTGGAGTTGAAATGCCAACATTAGATGAATTCATGCAGGCCATGTCTGGCAAGCCTACATCAGCAAGTAGAAGCCGTGAATTTGATCACCATCAAGCGCCACAAAGCAATGCTATAAGCAATGCACTTGCGGAATGGATGAAGGGTGTAAAAGAGCGCACCTTGCACCCGCTAGAAGCGGCTGCCAAAGCATCGCAAGAGATGGTGAGCAAGCCTGCTGGAGAGATTGCAATGGACTGGTCTAATCCAATTCCAATTGGATTGGCTGGTATATTCGCAGGTGCAAAAGCTAAAACAGCGGATATGGCTAAATTAGCTTTGGCGCAAAAACTAAAACAAGCTGGCGTGGCTGATGACGTAATCCATGCCAAGACTGGCTGGTTTTCAGGCATGGCAGACGGCAAGTGGCGGTTTGAGATACCTGACAATAAGGCTAGTTTAAATCTAAAAGATGCCGGATATATGGGTGTTAAGAATTCATTTGACGACATCGCGACCGCTTTAAACCACCCTAAATTAAAGAGCGCATATCCTGAGTTTAACAGGTATGAGGTGAATATTTCGCATAATCCGGGCGGCATTGAGTCAGGGAAATTTAATACCGGTCTTATGTCAGGCAAGCCGTCAATAACCGCAACAGGTGAGGACGTTACAGGGGTAACTCTCCACGAACTCCAGCACGCCATCCAAGAGCGCGAGGGATTCGCTAGGGGTGGGAGTCCTGAGATGTTTAAGCAGGCGCAAGGAAATATCGAAGGGTTGCATTCGTATGATGATATGGCTCACGCTGAACAAATAATAAATATGGCAAAGCAATATGGTAAATCTGTTGATGAATTTATGAAAAATCCTCCAAGATGGGTAACGGATAAGCAAGTTGCAATAGCTAAAAACTTCGAGAATAGGTCGCCCAAAGATTTGCAATATGCAAAAAACTATATCATTGAGAAAACAGATCCGAACGAAGCGTATAACCGCCTAGCCGGAGAAGCCGAAGCCCGCCTAACCCAAGCGCGGATGAAAATGACTATGCCTGAACGTTTAAAATCCTATCCTCCGAGCATGTTTGACGTGCCAGTAAGCGACCAGATAGTGAGATATGGCGATGATGTGGCGATGAGTGTGCCAGCAAATTACAAAGGCTTGCTTACCGCACCAATGAAGGATGGGATGGCTGGCACGATTGACAAGGTCGGTAAAGGCGGGGCGAAACAACCAATGTGGACATCACTTGACTCTATAAGCAAGCCTGCTGGAACGCCATGGTCGCCACATAATAACTACATTGATAATCCAAGCTACAAAACACCAATAGGCGCGCAAGATGTTGGCAGGCCAACAAGAGGGGTATATGATGAAATTATCACAATGCAAAAACTCGATGCAGCAAAAAGACAAGCCGACTTCCAGCTTAAAATGCAAAACGCCATTGATCTTGATGCAAGACGTGCCGCCCATCATGGGAACGTACAGCCCGCCAGAGAAGTACAAGGTGGAATTAACGGTGAAGATTGG